CTCTTGATTCCAGAATCTTCTTCTATGCTGTTTCATTTGTATAGAATTTAAAACTGTAGTATGATCTTGTGAAAAAATTCTACCTATATCTGACAGACTCATTTTATATTTTTCATTAAGTATATTGTGAATAACATTTCTAGATCGTACAATATCTGTGGTCCTAGTCTTAGTAAATAAATCTTTCTTACTTACCTCATACTTAATACAAACTTTATTAATCACAGAGTCTATCTCTGCTTGTCTAGGTTTTCTAAACTGATAACCAATAATCTTTCTTTCCATTTGCCTTGGTACAATGTGTGTTTCTTTTATCTCACTTACATGATCAGACATTTTTTGTTGTGCTAACTCAAAACCTTTTCTAAATCCTTCTTCATATAACTTGAATTGCATCTCTGATAATAAATAAAAAGCTATCTTATGTTTGTAAATGAAGTCGTTGTTGTTTATTTTTTTAATATGTTTTTGAAACTCTTGTTTAATTAAAGTCATAGATCCCCTACAGATTTGTTTGTTTTTTTCAGCAATAATTCTAATGACTATCTAGTTGTCATTAAAAGTTCTTTTGCCTTCTCAATTTTCCAGATCAATCTGTAAGAATCTTTTTGATACCTACTTACTTGTCTCTTGGCTTCCAGGAACTTCTCGTGTTTCTTCGCTTGAAGATCCCTGTACTTTTGAAGGCGAGTCTTTAACTCTTCCATCTTTCTCCTTTGTTACTTTGGTAAAGTCTAATTTAATATTTTCAACTTTACATTCTACAACTTCCCCTTGTGCGTTGGGGTCGGCAGCTTTCTCTACTTCATCAAATCTTTCAACCAACTGAAAGTTAGCTTCGCCAGATTTAATTCTTAAATACTTAGTCATTTTTATCTCTTTTGTCTATATCTTTTTTGTGTAG